CTTCTGTTGTAAAGAAAGCAAAGGCAGGTGGAGATATTGGGAAACCAGGTAAAGGGTTTGCTAAAGTCGAAAAGGCTGCAAAGAAAAGTGGTGCGAAAGATCCCAAGGCTGTTGCAGCGGCTGCAATGTGGAAGAATATTAAGAGAGAAAGCATTGCCGAAACTGAAGAAAAATCTGACAAGGATTATGACGGTGACGGAAAGAAAGAATCTAAACGTGCTGAATATTTAGGTTCAAAAGATAAAGCAATTAAGGCAGCAAAAGAAAAAGAATCTGTAAAAGAATCTGTCGATCTATCACGTTTGAAAGAAGTCTTAACAAGACTAAATGGATAATAATATGGATATGAAGAAAATTCTACAGGCTATGGACAATGCATCGTCTAATCCTGTAGAAGGCGCTACTGATATCAAGCGTTCATTGGAAGTTTTAACAGAAGGGGCTAATCCGCATAAGATTAGCCTTCCTGTACAAATGGCTATGAATCATTATCAAAAAAATAGCGATGTGAAAGAAGCTCGGTCATCTTTACTTAAAAAGTATATTGCAGAAGCAGAGGACGACATTCAATCACAAAAAGAGTTAGAACAACTCCGTATTGCAATGTACTCGAGAAAGATTGCAAACCGAGTTCTAGTAAAAGAATCGGCTAGCAATCCTCAAAATGATCGTGTTATGCAGCAAAACACTCAAAAAGAGATCGCACAATTAAGCAAAACACTTGAAAATCTTAAATATGCCCATTCAAAAGCAAAAGAGATTACTCGAGAAATCAAGTATGACGACATCCCGAGCGGTATTATTACACGAATTCGAGAACTAGCAAAATCTGTTAATGTAGAAAGTCAATTAGAATCAGCCGAAAGTTATGTTTTTGAGGCTATTAGAAATTTAGAATCATCTATATACGAGTTAGATGATGTGTTCGGAGAAGCAGCACGTGATATCGAATACAAAATTGACGAGTTACAAGGCACGTTAGATGAAATTGAATGGCAGAAAAAATATGGACGTTCTAGCATCAACGAATCTATAAACCCAGAAGATAAAGTAACTATGGATATACCTCTGTTGTTACGTGTTTTAGAATATGCAAAAGAAGATGCTAAAACTGATATGGATCTACATAATGTTACCGACATGCTTATCAATTTAAGTAAAAACGGTCAAACATTATCTATGGATCAATATGATCAAATTGTTGGAAACCAAAAACTATTACCAGAACCAGCAACCGAAGGGTCTCACGATCCATGTTGGAAAGGGTTTAGAAAACTTGGGTCGAGAATGAAAGGCGGACGCAAAGTCCCGCATTGCGTACCAAAAAAATAATTAGTTAATGGCGAGTTAATACTCGCCATTATTCTCTCAATACTATCAATAATACTTGATTGATACTACTATATAATATATTATAATAATTTAATGAAAAGGAGATACTATGACAAATAGAGTATACGGTCCCGAAGAAAAAGCTAAACTTGAACGGCTTATTAACGAAGGATCCACTGTTCTTCGAGAAATTGAAGATTTAAACGAAGGCCTCAAAGATACTGTAAAGGCAGTTGCCGAAGAACTAAATATCAAGGCCAGTGTTATTAACAAAGCAATTAAAATTGCACATAAGGGCAATTGGCAGGATCATAATAACGATTGGGAAGAAATCGAATCGATTCTCGACGTTACAAAGCGTATTTAATTATACAAAAAGGGAAAGGTAAGCAGGGCCATAATCCGCACAACGGGTAGTTGCAAGCCGAAAATTGCAAAAGGAGAAAAATATGAAAAACCCATCTGACGAAGAAGTCGTCCCATGCGATGACTGTCCAAATCCAGGCATGTGTATTACATATTGCCGAGCCAAAGAAGAACTTAAAGAAGATAATGCAAAGGTTCGAACTGACCTTCCGAAAGATTTCTGGGAGGATCATTAATGAGTTATGTCGATGCGTGGTTTGATCGTGACAACGACATTATCAGACTTGTTGAAAGAAATAAAAAAGGTATTAGAGAATTTAGAGATATTCCAGTAAAACATACCTTTTATTATATCGATCCTAAAGGCAAATATCAAAGTATCTACGGAGATGCTGTATCTAAAGTTACTTGTAAAAACACAAAAGATTTTCGAAAAGAACTTGCAATTGCCAGTGGAAAAACAGTATTCGAAGCAGATATTAATCCAATCTTTGTGTGTCTATCCGAAAATTATTTAGGACAAGACGCTCCGAAACTTAATGTCGCATTTTTCGACATCGAGGTGGATTTTGATCCTGAAAGAGGGTATGCATCTCCTGACGATGCATTCATGCCGATCACTGCTATTGCTGTCCACCTACAATGGCTAGATACATTGATTTGTCTTGCTATTCCTCCAAAAACGCTATCAATGGAAGCTGCTAAAGAGCAGGTTAAAGATTTTCCAAATACTATTTTATTTGACAATGAAGCCGACTTACTCGATACATTTTTAGATCTTATTCAAGATGCAGATGTATTAAGCGGTTGGAATAGCGAAGGGTTCGATATTCCGTATACTGTCAATCGAGTAACGAAAGTGCTGTCAAAAGAAGACACTCGCAGATTTTGCTTGTTTAATCAGCTACCGAAGAAACGTGAATATGAAAAGTTTGGAAGATCAGCAACTACATACGACTTTGTCGGTCGAGTGCATCTTGACAGTTTAGAACTATATCGAAAATATACTTATGAAGAACGACATAGTTACCGACTTGATGCTATCGCCGAATATGAGTTGGGGGATCGAAAAACTGCATACGAAGGAACGCTTGATCAATTGTATAACAACGATTTTCGTACATTTATTGAATACAATAGACAAGATACTGCACTTCTTGATAAACTCGATAAAAAACTAAAGTTTTTAGATTTAGCAAATACACTTGCACACGAAAATACTGTATTGCTCCAAACTACAATGGGAGCAGTAGCAGTAACAGAACAGGCAATTATTAATGAATCTCATCGACGCGGATTTGTTGTTCCTAATAGAAGAAAATCAGACGATAAAGAAAATACAAATGCAGCCGGTGCATATGTTGCATATCCGAAAGAAGGACTACACGATTGGGTAGGGTCATTAGACATTAATTCACTGTATCCGTCAGTAATTCGAGCTCTAAATATGGGCCCAGAAACTATTGTGGGGCAACTTCGATCTACTGGAACTGACGCATATATTGACGGACAAATGGCGAAAGGCAAAAGTTTTGCCGCAGCATGGGAAGGAATGTTTGGTACATTAGAGTACGAATCTGTAATGAATCAAGAAATCGGCACAGACCTAACTATTGATTGGGAATCAGGCGAAAAAGATATCGTAAGTGCCGCAGAAATTTATCGACTAATCTACGAAAGCAATCAACCGTGGATGCTTAGTGCAAACGGTACAATTTTTACTTGGGAAAAAGAGGGAATTATTCCTGGATTGCTAAAAAGATGGTATGCAGAACGTAAAGAAATGCAGGCTAAACTTAAAGAAGCAATTAATGCAGGTAATAAAATTGAAGAAGAATATTGGGATAAAAGGCAGTTGGTCAAAAAGATTAACCTCAATTCATTATACGGTGCTATTCTTAATCCTGGTTGTCGCTTTTTCGATAAACGAATCGGTCAATCGACTACATTAACTGGTCGACAAATTGCTAAACATATGGCATCTAAAGTTAATGAAGTTATTACAGGTGAATATAACCATGTTGGTAAATCAGTAATTTATGGTGATACTGACTCATGTTATTTTTCTGCCTATACTACATTAAGAAGAGATATCGACAAAGGTACTATACCATGGAGTAAAGAAAACGTTACTCAATTGTATGATCAAATCTCCGAAGAAGTTAACGGTACGTTTCAACAGTTCATGCTTGATATGTTCCATTGTCCAAAAACAAGAGGAGAAGTTATTAAGGCAGGTAGAGAAATTGTTGGATCAAAGGCATTATTCATTACTAAAAAGAGATATGCTGTATTAGTCTACGATAAAGAAGGAAAAAGAAAAGATAAAGATGGAAAACCCGGAGAAATTAAAGCAATGGGTCTAGATCTTAAAAGATCTGATACTCCAGAATTTATTCAAAACTTCTTATCTGAAATTTTAGAAATGGTGCTAACCGGGTCTTCCGAAAAAGAAGTTCTAGATCACATTACACAATTTAGAACATCATTTAAATCGAGACCAGGTTGGGAAAAAGGAAGCCCTAAGAGAGCCAACAACATCACTGCATATGGAGAAAAGGAAATTAAAAACGGTAAAACTAATATGCCAGGGCATGTTAGAGCAAGTATTAATTGGAATACATTAAAAAAGATGTATCAAGATAAGCATTCAATGAATATCACCGATGGTTCAAAAGTAATTGTGTGCAAACTTAAAAATAATCCGTTAGAATTTTCAAGTGTAGCTTATCCAGTAGATGAATTAAGACTTCCGGCGTGGTTCAAAGAATTACCATTTGATCACGACGATATGGAAGCAACAATTATCGATAAGAAGTTAGATAATTTAATTGGAGTACTGAATTGGAGAATCGACAATACTGTTGAAAAAAACACATTCAATAGTTTTTTTGAATTTTGATTATTTTGATACTTGACCGCTATCATAAACCTAAATATAATTAATAAGGAGATATATAAATGAAAGATTTTTTACAAGACTTAGTGTCGCATACATATACGTTAGGCGTTATTCCGTTAATCCGAATTACTGCATCAGCTGATGAAACTATTATCGAAGGTATTGCAGAAGATAAAACATTAATTTTACATGCACGTACTAAAGAGCCGATTGCAGATCTTGACGGTGTTTTTGGTATGCCTAACTTAAACAAGTTAGACAATATTTTAAAATGTGCTGAATATAAGGAAAACTCTAAATTAGAAGCAATTAAGAAAGAAAAGAATGGCGAAACTATTCATTCAGATTTTTACTTTGAAAATGAAAAAGGAGATTTCCAAAACTATTATCGATTGATGGCTCCGGATCTTATTAACACTAAATTGCAAATTGCAAAGTTTAAAGGTGCGCAATATGATCTAGAATTTGAACCAAATGTTCTAAGTGTCCAAAGATTAAAATTCCAGCAATCAGTTCATTCAGAAGAACCGTCATTTAAGATTTCAACTGAAAATAATAATTTAATTATTAAATTTGGTGATGTCAATACACATGCAGGGTCGTTTATCTTTGAAGAGAATGTAACTGGTAAGTTGAATACTCCAAGAGCATATCCTGTAGATAGAGTATTAAAGGTTTTAGATTTAGCAGGTGACAAAAAGATCAGTATTGCCGAAGGCGGATTAATGAACATTACTGTCGATAGTGGTATTGCTGAATATAATTACATGATTTTATCTTTAACAAAATAAGGAATAATCATGGATGAAAATTTTGATTTAGAAAATTTTGTAGATTTGTTCGACACAGCAATGATGTCGGACAACCCTACTGTTAGAAAGGCTTTTAAAAATCTAATGATTGTAGCAACATTAGTTAACTCAGAAAATGATCCTAAAATAGGACCATTAAGAGAAATGGTTAAAACTATCGAAGATTTACAACAAAGGGTAAGAATCCTCGAAGCAACTAAACAGTACAGCACATACGGACCGACTACACTTCCGTCAACTAATCCAACATGGACAGTAGGAACACCAGTGCCGTACCATGGTCCAAATGTAACTACAGTAGGAATTAGTCCAACATACACATCGACAACAATGGCTGGTGATTTAAGTGCTAAGTATGTTCCTACTTACTCACTAGATCATATATTCACAAAATTGGATGATAAATGAATAAAAATTTAACAGACGCACAGAATGATTATGCAGTATTTTTACCTGCTACATCAGGTTTCTATGCAACTTTTATCGGAAAACAACGATATAGCAATTATGTAGATCCTGCAAGATTGCCGGCATCATTTGTTAATGGTGTCGAAAGTTTAAATTATCTTGAACCAGATAAAGGTATGTTTTATTATCACTGGTGCTTGTATTCTGCAGGTCATGCAAATTTAGATTTGACTAAAAAAGACGAAAGCGAAGATATGTTTCGTAATCGTGATCGATCAACTAGTTGGGTTCTTGGAGATTCGGGAGGATTCCAGATCGGTAAAGGTGTCTGGGAAGGCGAATGGAGAGATCCTAATAGTCAAGAAGTTCAATCAAAAATGGCCGAATGCATTGCAAAAGGACTCGAATCTGTTCCTGCATTAGATAAAAATGGTAATATCGTAAAAGACAAAAACGGCAATATTAAAACAACTAAAATCGATCATGTAAAGGTATACCAGTCTCAATTAGATGCTGCACAGAAGAAACGAGAACAGGTGCTAGCATGGATGGATGCGTTAATGGATTATGGCATGGTTCTTGATATTCCTGCATGGGTTTGTAGAAGTCCAGCAGGAATTAAAGCAACTGGTATTTCAAGCTATGACGAAGCCGTTGCCGCAACTAAGTTCAATAATGAATATTTTATTAAACATAGAAATGGCAATTGTAAATTTTTAAATGTTCTACAAGGGGAAACATTTAAAGATGCAGACGACTGGTATGATCAAATGAAAGGATTCTGTGATCCTAAACTATATCCAGGAAAGCATTTTAATGGATGGGCAATGGGAGGACAAAACATGTGCGATGTCCATCTAGTATTAAAAAGGCTAGTTGCTCTAAAATTTGACGGGTTGTTAGAACAAGGATTTCAAGATTGGATGCATTTTCTTGGAACTAGCAAATTAGAATGGGCAGTATTGCTAACTGACATACAACGTGCAATTCGAAAATATCACAATCCAAACTTTACAATTAGTTTTGACTGTGCTAGTCCATTCCTTGCAACTGCAAACGGTCAGATATACATTTTAACAGAAACAAAAGATCGATCAAAATGGGTATATCGAATGGTGCCAAGTGCAGATGACAAAAAGTACTCGTCTGATACTCGATTATTTAAAGATGCAGTAGTGCAAGATAAATTATTTAAAAAAGGAAACGGTAAAAAGAACGAGTATTACAATTTCGAATCTAGTCCTCTAATAGATCAAGTACAAATTAAAGATATTTGCATTTATGCTCCAGGCGACCTAAATAAGATAGGTAAAGAAGGAAAAACGTCTTGGGATAGTTTTAGTTATGCTATACAAATGGGACATAATGTATGGCACCACATTAACGCCGTTCAAGAAGCTAATAGACAAAACGATAAGAATATTTACCCTGCAATGTTAACACTTGCTGATGCTAATAAGAAAAAGTTTTTTACATCTACTGACGGAGATTTTTTCAAAGAAATTGTAGACAAGATCTTTGCAGCTACAAGTCGAACAGAAGCAGATGATCTTATCGAAAAACACGAAGCATATTGGCTGCAAATACCCGGAACTAGGGGAGCAGTCGGAGATCGAACGTTTCATGCCAACGATTCATTTAATGCGTTTTTTGAAGTTGAAGAATTACCAGTTAACGAATATAATGATTTTACACAAGAAGAGATCGAAAACCTTGAAAGGTTAACTAACGAGGTACGAAATGAATCGTGATTACTTAGATAGTGAAGCGTCTGATATCGTATTTTTTAGTGGTAAAGAAGTTGAACATACCCCTGCATGGGGTATGCAAACTTTATTTGTAGTAGGTATTCAATCCATTGAAGACATCACCGAACAGTTAGTGTTAACTACTTACGATACTAAACATATATTCTTCGGTGCAAATCATAGTTATAACCCAATATCTTCATCTGAACATATAGAATGGGAAAAAATGATTACACATTTTTTGGATAAAGACTATCTATGTTCGCTAGATATTCCAATAAACCAAGTTGACGAGTTTAATGAAGGGTGTTTATGCGAATATAACAATTTTATACCGCAAATTCGTGTGCCGATACCTTATATTAAATTATGGAACTATAATACTGTGATTAAGATCGATGACAAAGACTTTAAAGCATCTAATCCAGGAGTGTGGAGTCATAGTTTACATAAGTTAATGGACTATAATAAATTTACTAACTGGCATGCATATAAAAATGATAAAATTCTTAAATAAGAATTGTTCTTATTTGTTGACTTTTATTAAAATATTTTATAATATAAACATATGAGTAAACAAGAAACATCAATGATTTGGGTAACATTTAGACGTGAAGGAATTCACTGTTATCCAGAGGCAGCAACTAATCATAATTTAAATGATGTTGCATTTTTAGCACACCCACATCGTCATATGTTCCATTTTAAAGTATGGATTGAAGTACAACACGACGATCGTGAAATCGAATTTATTCAGTTTAAAAGATGGCTTGAAGGACTATATAGCACTAGCACAATTGAACTGAATCACAAATCCTGTGAAATGCTTGCACGTGAACTTTACGAGCAAATTAGTTACAGGTATCCAAATCGCGAGACTTGGATAAAGGTAAGCGAAGACGGTGAAAATGGCTGTCTTCTTAAATTTTCAAATTATCAATAAAAGAGAAATATAAAAAATGGCTACTAACGAAAGATACTCAAACAAACAATCTAAGCAACGTTATTTTGATCGTCGCCCAGATGTTGTTAAGATTTTTGATGATCTTGATGCGTTACTTGATTTTTGTCGAATTGAAATGCTTCCGTTTAATCAAGCAGACTTATATAATAAGCATTCAAAGGTATGGCAAATTTATGAAAGATCACATCGCCCAAGAAAGCCTTGGAATAATAATCACAAGCCCGGTGCTCGTGTGAACAAGCCAAGGTCACATTGATGGCAATCTTTCTAGTCGATCTAGAAGCAGTTGACACAAGGTACACGGGTCAATGGAAGACCCATGTACCTTCCATGCTTAAAGAAAAAGGTCATGAAGTTTACATTATATCAGGTCCTGCTGACATCCCAGCTGCTACTACTCCCGGCGCTTTTCTTAATTTTGGCGGCACCAACATTTACAAAGCTGCACAAGTTGAAACAATGTCTCGACTCTTCACGGAAGGTAAGATTGTTGCTGGCGATCATTTTGTCTTTACAGATGCTTGGCATCCTGGCATTATCAACTTAAAGTATATGAGCGAGTTGCTACAAATTCCTGTAACAATTCACGCATTATGGCATGCCGGCAGTT